ATGACATCGCGAAGGTGATGGGGGACAAGATCGAGACCATCGAGAAATATTATCTACATCTGACGCCGGACCACCTGCGCAGCGTCGTCAATCTTTGAGAGAGAGACCCGCACATATGGCAAAAGCCAAAGAGATTAAACCGCTGTTCCCGCTCAAGCATGAGTTTGCGGACGCGCTCGACCGATACACACAAGTTGCGCTGATGCTGCGGCAAGCGGTCGGGTTTACGTTGCGGACTGCCGCGCTCGATCCAGCTCTCAAGAAAGAGCTGCAAGCTGTCGCGGAGGCGTTCGACATCGCTTCTCGCGGCGGTCCCGAAGATTGAAACCCAAAAAGGAGCACCACAAACCATGCCGAAAACTTTTCCGATCATGATCGAAGTCGAAGAAATCGCGCTGGGACCAGTGCTCCGAAAGCTGAACGAGATGGCGGGCGTCGCCAAGCTGCATCTGGACCTTGGCAAAGGCGGTGAGACCGGCCAGCCGCAGATCGCAGCGCAAGCAGTTCAGTTTCGCGAGCGCGATCTGGGCAAGAGACGCAAGGCAATCGCGCTTGCGTCTCTCACGGACGGACCGAAGCACGTCAGCGCGCTTCGGACTGCAACCGGATGCAGCAAGACCTCGATCTATGGGGTCCTACATAAGATGCGCACAGAGGGGCTTACGCAGGCTGGAAAAGGGGCCGGCGTGCATGAACTCACCGCGAAAGGGGTAGTCGCGGCCAAAGCCGCCAAGGCTACTGCCGCCGCCGCTACCGCGCTTACCAAGGCTAAAGCCCTGACAAACGGGACCGGGACCAACGCGCATGGCTGAGCTTCGCACATACCGCACATATCGGTTCATCGAGAAGGACCCGGTGATCGACAAGATGCGCACGCTGGTCCAGGACGAGGGGCTTTATCAGAACCTCACCGCCGTGCATGAGATAAGCGGCGTCTCCGCAACGACGCTGCATAATTGGTTTCACGGCGACACGCGACAGCCGCGGCACTCGACGATCGCCGCGGTCGCATCGTCGCTGGGCTACGAGGAACAGTTCGTCAAAGCCCGGGACATCGATATCGAGACCGAGCGCAAGCTGGGCGCGGCATGGCTGCGCCGCGAGGAAGTGCGCGAGGAAAAGAAGAAAGCGAACAGCAAGGCTGGTCCCGCGCCCAAGCGCCGGAGGGTCCTTCAAGGGGACAAGCGCGCGAAGTGAGAGGGAGCAAGGGAACGCCGTGACGGGTTTTATAAAGGAGGTTGCGGGCGATGATGGGTGGTCGCGTTGGGTGCGGCCAATCCGTCGCGGCTATAAGATGGCGTGCTGCGACTGCGGCCTCGTCCATAATTTCGATTTCCGGGTGAAGCGCGGGCGCATCGAATTTCGATGCACGCGCAATCGTCGGTCAACCGCGATGATCCGCCGTCACATGAAGCTAAAAGGCGCGCCAGCCCGTCGGGGTTAGCGCGCCTTCTCGCTTTGCGTTGCTGCGACACAAACCGCAAAAACCTAGACACCCCGCGGCCGGGCACCACCCCAACCGCGAAGAAGGAACTCGCCGTCCGCCAGAGGACGGGACAGCCAGTGCCGGAAACAAATATGATGGATTACCCGGGCTGATACAAGCTTCCCCGTGCTTTCACAGGAACGCCACGGTATCGCCATAAATCTGCTTGCGCTGCGACCGGGGCCGGGCGCAAGCTTTGTCATGCGACCCTCGCGCACAACAAAATGCGCGGATGCGCGGGTCGCCGCCGACGCGACACAGACGTTTCATCCAACCGATCGAAAGCCAAAAACATGGTCCTACCCGTGGACACCCGAATTTTGCCTTTTCCGATCACCAACGAGCAGTTTTTAAGGGCAGTATTCGGAGCGCGCTGGGTGGACGCCTTGGTGAGCTACTTCCTGGGAGACCCCAAAAGGGCCGCCAACTGGCAGAGCTACCCCGCAGCGAGCGTGCTCGGCGTGATGCATGCGGGGATGAACAATTACTACGATCTGAGCTTGCCCCGCGCCGGAGGGGGACGCGCGGGCGCGGATTTCGATGCGCTCTATGCGATCGTGCTCGACGACTACGGCGTGAAGGTCGATCCAGCGAAGATCGAGCAGCTGCTGGGGGTGGGACCAAACTACGTCATCGAGACTTCGCCCGGCAACTATCACGCGGGCTGGTTCATCGAGCCGCTGAGCGATCGCGCTTGGGTCCTGGGCCTGCTGCGGAGCTTGTATAGGGCTTTGGGCGCGGGCGACAACCTCGTCAAGCCGACGACGCTGGTGCGACTTCCCGTCGGGACCAACGGCAAGGCCGAGCATTGCGTCGGCGGCGCTGCGGGCTTCAAGGTCAAGCTGGTTCACTGGCAACCCGGCGCGCGCATTCAACACATCGACTGGATCGAGATCGAGCAGCGTGTCGGCGCAGTGGTCCCGGTGGTTTCGTCGACGACGAGCGATACCTCGATGCCGGACCCGGCCGAGATCGAGCGAGACCTGCTGCTGCAGGTGCTGCGCTCGCGCGGCATGGTCCTGGGCTTGGGCCGGACGATGACATTCGGCTGGGGCTTCGATGTGGAATGCCCCTGGGCGAGCGAGCATACCGATCCCAGGACCGCGGCCTCGTACGTGCCGGTGCGCGAGCGCTTCAAGTGTCACCACGGGCACTGCCAGGACCGCACCGTCGCTGATCTACGCGAATGGGCCGATGGCGTCATTCGCGAGGACAGCGGCGGGTTAGAGAGCTTGACCTCGCTGGCGTTCGACGAGGTGCCGGGCGGCTATGTCGCCGGGACCAGTCGCATTGGTCCCGGGAACGGGACGAGCATTGACTGGCGCACGCGCTGGCAGTTCACGGGCAAGAACGGCGGCGGCGCGCCTGCCGCGAACGTCGCGAATGTGCTGATCGCTTTGCGCGGCGCGCCCGAGCTGTGTGCTGCGTTCGGCTTCAACGCCTTCACGCTGCAAGAGACGCTGCATCTGGAGCTGCCTGATCTTGCTGCGGGGACCACGCCGGGTGTGCCGCGCGCATGGCGTGACATCGATACTGTCACGCTGCAGGGCTGGCTGCAGCGCCAAGGCCTGATGAGCATCACACCGCGCATGGTCGACGACGCGGTGAACAAAGTCATGCATGAGCGAAGCTATCATCCGGTCTGCGACTGGCTTGAGCGCTTGGTCTGGGACCAAACCCCGCGGCTCGATACCTGGATCGCGCGCTATCTCGGCGCGAAGCAGGACCCTTATACCGCGCATGTCGGCCGATGGTGGCTGATGACCATGTGCCGCCGCGTATTCGAGCCGGGCTGCAGGGCCGATTATATGCCTGTGCTCGAAGGCCCGCAGGGCTTGGAGAAATCGACCATGCTGCGCGTGCTCGCCGGTGGATCGAGATGGTTCTCGGACAGCTTGCCCGACATCGGGACCAAAGACGTGAGCGATCATTTGGTGGGGCGGTGGCTGATCGAGATTGCCGAGATGGATCGCTTCAACAGCACCGAGAGCGCCGCGATGAAAGCCTTCGTGACGCGAACGACCGAGCGCTATCGCCGGGCCTACGCGAAGCGCACGGCAGACGAGCCGCGGCAGTGCGTGTTCGCCGGGACCGTCAACCACAGGAGCTATCTCAAAGACGAAACCGGGAATAGGCGCTATTGGCCGATCGCCGTGAGCCACATCGATCTGGCCGGGCTGGCTTTAGTCCGGGACCAGCTTTTTGCCGAGGCCTGGTGGCGAGCAGTGATCGAGAACCAGCCGTACTGGCCTGATGCGATGTTCGAGGAGCTGTTCATGCAACCAGAGCAGGACCAGCGACTAGAGGCCGATCCGTGGGAAGCTCTAGTCGAGAGGTTCCTTTCTGGTCTCTCGCGAGCACTAGTTTACGACGTAATCGTCGCCGTCACTGGTGGCGGGAGCGCGCAGCTGACCACAACGAACCGCAATCGCGTGACCAGGATCATGGAAACGCTCAGGTGGAAACGCGGAGCCAGAGGACCAAGTGGTGAGAAATTTTGGTATCCCAACCAGAGCTAAGGACTAGAGTGCGTCAGAGTGGGTCAGAAGCTAAGCTACTAATATATATATACTTCTGACTGACTGACTGACTGACTGACTGTTTTTATATATATGAGATAAGAGGTTAGGGTTCTAGTCCCTCTAGTCCGACTAGAGAGACTAGAGGGACTAGAGATGGCGTTTTCCTATAAAAGTCTTTGCTCCGAAAATGTCAGTCAGGTGCGTCGGTGGGTCAGAACTAGGGACTTACCAACAAGCTATGGCGCGCGGCGCATTCGATCTAAAAACCGCCGTTATGCGGTGGGGTAGCAAAAATCGCCGTTATGCGGTGGGGTAGCAAAAATCGCCGTTATGCGGTGGGGTCGCCGCCGCCCGGCCGCCCGGCCGCCCGGACGATCAAGCGCGCGGCGCGCGGCGGCGCGCGGAGATTACTCTGAGGCAATGCGAGCAGCGGCGCGCGCGCGGGGTTACAGGGGCATCCGACCATCGCAGGCGATGGAGCAGGCCGCGCGCGATGCGGCCGCATGCGGTCATCCCAAGCGCTGAGCGCGCAAGGTGGACGCGAGTGAACGGGTGAGGCAATGGGTATCTCCTGGGAGCGCAAGGGAAGCTTGCTGAGCGCCAAGGGACCGAACCCTGTCGGGGGACAGGGCGCGGCCGCTTGGCGCTAGGCAAGGCTCCCTTAGCGCACCAAGCGGGTGCGGACGGGAAGGGCGTTTAACTCAGGAACGGCTTTCATGATTTCCTCGTGAAGCGCATCCGGAGTGAGGGCGGTCAGATAGCTTTCGATTTCCGCCGCGATCTTAGCGTTGCGAGGATCGGCAATTTTGCGGCGCGGAAGGCGGATGT